GGAATGATGAGGAACTTTTACGCAGTCCACTCCGCAAGATCGCATTTTCGGAATAAGGGGAGGCATCCCAACCTTGGTCACGATCTAACAACCAGCGCTACTGTACCTCGATTCAGCGCAAAGAGGAAAGAACATGGGGAAGCTTACATAAGGGCCAGCTGAGCGGGACCCATCAACGCGCGAGCTCCGCGAGCTACACGATAAACGGAACCCATGCCGTTGTATATCGCGTTGCCTGTATTTGCAACGCGCTCTGCGATATCAACGACACCATTACCAATAGCCTCAGCACCATGCATGGCTTGAGCCCAAAAGGATTCAGGCGCATGCTGATGCTGAACATGGGTGGCCTGAGCGGGATTGCTTGGATCAAACCTCGTTCGCCACTCACAACAAATCAACAGCTGTAACGGAATCTTACTAGGATTCCAGATGAACATGGGTGCAAAACCAACAAAATCCGGTGATGTAGAAGTCACCGTGTAAGTGGTATCAGAAGCTGACTCAATCTTTGTGAAGTTGGCCAGCTCTGCCATGTTAAACGGAACCAAGTCCACCTGTACTCCTCGAAAGGCCATCTTGGCGGCAGCACAAAGCCGGGGATTATTATAAGAAATAATATAATTCGCCAAGTCGTTGTAAACCGTATCAAGATTATCGGTTAACTTCAACGCCGTGCGAATCCTCCCCAAATAAAGGATGCCAGAAGTTGTTTGAATGGCCTGCGGGTTCATCACCTGCACACTGAATGCTGATGGCGTAACTTGCGCGCCATTCCAAGTATCAGCACCCAGCTGTGAAAAGTGCCATGCATAACTGTTATTGGCATCCTTAGGCTTGTCACTGCCCTCAACCACACCAACTCCAAGCTGAGATGACCACACGCCATCAGCGCGGTTCATCATCGGCCCGAAGAAATTCAAATTATAACCAGTAGTCACCTGCTGGGTGGTGCGGACAACTGAGTAAGGGCCAGTTGGGCGGGGAAGAGGAAGGTGTGCCATGTGAAAAGCATCATGCGAACAGGGATGAAAATTTCCCGTGTTCGACCCCCCGAAGGGGCGTGCAACAGCACGACCCACACCCTGCTTAATTCCCCTCAGTGCGGCGGCATCCGAAGACCCACCTCCTCGTTGCTTACCGAAACGCCTCGCCATCGCAGCTTTGGCACGTTTCGGGGCGCGACGGATCGCCCGTCTCTGCTTCAATGTAAGCTTCGCCATCGAACAAAATTGTTAAGCGGCTGGACTCCAAAAGTTTATGCCGAGGAATCCTAAAACTATGAAACTAACGGCGACGAACAGCTAACGAATACCTTGACAAGGGAACCCCCGTCAAAATATCCGAAAACCCGCTGTGGCATAAACAAATAATTGGTGCTACCCAACGAAATAACAAACACACCAAAAGCCAAACCGCGAGTTCCACGAGCACCTGCACTGCTCGAATCAAACGTTGCCCAAGCTCCTTGGCTGGTGTTGCGGGCATTCACTGTGATGTTAAACTGTACACACCAATCAGTGTTGCCTCGCCACAAATAAACGTTTGAAATCACGGTTTCATTAGCTGCAGTGCCATGAACACCCCCAGGAGTGAAGAAATATCCTGTGGGATCACTGGAAGTGCCATCATTGCACCACAACCAACCACGAAACTTAGCGGTCGCCATGTTTCCGAAACTCCAAAATCGGGATTCCTTAGTTTGCACCTAATTGCTTAAACTAACGTTGTCCCTCCTACTCCTGTTCCGTTCGTGATCAAGATAAAACACCCATCGGTTATCACCGATAGGTTCGCAATATCGCACGTAGAGCTCAAACACGATAGCACGGAACTTGCATTTATAAACTCCCGACCCTGACACACAGGAATTGGGAGTTTCTCCGCTGGTAACAACGCCAGACACAAGCAAATGATGATCGCTAAGAAGCATATTCCTGACGGAAACCACCATATGCTTGGAGAGTTCATCCCAAACAAATGAAACAACTCTCTCTCGAGGAAACGACATCTTAGGGACCCACATTAGCTTAAGCTCATGCATTCATGCAGTTGTGTTGCGGATTTCTTAACGGGCTCTGGGGACGGACCAACCACAACCCCGCCCCGTTAAGTCGCTCTCACACAACGCGCTGCCACGCAAGCGCACCCGTAGCCCTTCCCACTGGATTGCTTGAGCATAATCGAAAACTGAGGTCACTCCCCCAATAATCTAAGCCCACCACGAAATGGCAATCACCCCACCACACAGATTCGACCAAGTCCATCACAGGCCTCACTGCTGTGCATGCAGGTCTGGGGGACGGAATACCAAAATGGCACTCGGAATGGCTAGTTCCGACATGGGCGCTACTCCATGTCCGCCTGGCCCTCACCTGGGAATGCCGACTAGCACAACCGGTTATCATTCCCTTGCAGCCGTCGGTACGGCGCCTAGCTCTTCAACGTGGATGGCAGTCCACGCCTACTGAACCATAAGGTCAGACCTTCGGGTTTCGTCGCCCTACAAAATGCTGGGTCGCCCATAGCGGCGAGCCTTCCACTTCCCGTGATCAATGAACACTTCTGGGGAATACAAGGAAGGGGTCCGCAAAGCAATAGAGTGCTCTCCTACCCCAGCATCAATATGACACCCAATTCCGATGATGGTGCCCACGGTCTTCTGATCCCCTCGCGGACAAACGAGGGGGGGAGTCCCGGAATAACCAAAAGGTTACCAAAATCCCATTTAATTAAAAGCCGCCGGTGAAACAATCATGCATCTAACGCCGAGGTGAGTGGAAGTTCTTCGGGTGCCAAATTGAAACAGGCACAACCCGACGAGCTTCCATCAAGGAGCAAGGATCACTTCCGAAATCAACTGTCATCATTCGGAGTTCATCATCAGTTGTGAATGGAACAACGGCATTCACCAACTTCCTCACTTCAGGAGACATCACCTCCGCGTCATCATACAAAACTTGAAGTTCCTGCACCACTGAGGAAACTTCTTGAATTCCGAGGCGAACTGCCTCGTCTTCCCCCACACCCCTATCCCCACACATTTTGGCATGAGCCAACCCAATTGAGGCAAAATAACGGCTAAAAGGCCCACAATCCTTAAAATTCTGAGCACGTGCAAGCATAGCCGCCATCCCAACTTCATGCTTCCTATCAGGAAACTGCTTAACCAAATCAGATGTCGTCCAAGAACTTGAAGCAACATTACGAGCAACCTCAGGAATCATCACTCCCACAGGGCCATTGCGATCAACCAAGAAATCATATCCCGTGAAAGTGAGTTTATCCTTAACATAAACCAGCTTCATACGAAAACCTAACCTGGTCCAAAGTTGCTCGATAGAATCAGCGTGAGCAGAAAGATCCTCCGTGGTGGATATAACAGAATCATCACCTTCGAAAGCATATCTGAGGGAATAAGTTTTCCCATCCCGCGCCGAAACATATTTGGAAAACAGATATCCATTCTTATCCTTGCCAATCATATCTTCGGGATTCTTGCATAACACAACCAACCAACAAACAAGATTAATGAAATAATTAAAACAAGAAGTCCCGCGATGACCAGATTGCCTGATAGATTCGATCATAACTTTAAATGGAGTAACTGAAAAATCCCTCACCTTAGCTTTGCCGGTGATAGTTTTCTTATCCATATCAGCTATAACCTTATCCATTATATTCTTGGGCACCTGGGGATCATTTCCGAGAACTTCAATAATGTGACGGATAACGCGATTCTCTGTCATTCCCCTAATGGTGGGATTGCAACATGAGTCCCAAGCGGAACCATCGCCTTCCACCAAATGAGCATTCCGCATCTTAAGATGCTTAGCAACACGCTTCATGGCACCCAATTTATCAATATGTTTGATGCTTGCTGACTCGAAATAATCGAACAGCAAATCTTCAAAACACTTGACAGGCAAACTCATCATCACCTGAGCCCTATCTCCGCATTGAATAATGGGCCGAGGAGCTTTTCCTTTTGCAGGCAAGGCTTCATTCGATTTAACCTGAAAAGTCTGTTGAATTCGGCCATTCGTTTCACTCAAAGCTTCTTCAACAGCCTGAACCCAGCGTGCAGAATCCCACTTACGTGATTTAAACTCATCAATATCAGGATTTGCTTCTCGCCAGGCCTTGATCTTCTCAACAGAAAACACTTCCTTCATCATCTTAGAAATAACCTTCTCGATCTTACGAATAGAGTGCTTATCTGCCTTAAAACCAAGAGGCTGAACCCTTTTGGCCAAACCAGCTTTCAGATTGTTAACTGAGCTTTCAAAAACCTCAGTTGGGATGAGATCTGGGCCGATCTGATGAGCCAAAATCTTAGGCTCTGCTGGTGAATAATCGGCACCAGTCACTCGAGTTTCCTTTCCATATTCCTCTCCGGTTGCAAGCTGTGTGCCTGGCATCTGGCCATCAACACAATCAGCATTTGGTGCTTGGAAACTCATTGCCTCAACTTTATCAACCCCCGGAGAAGGTTGAGGATCCTCTGATTTGCCATAAAGGCTGCCTCTCCGATACTTTCGTGTGGCGCCAAAAACCTGGCTGTTAAAATCAATCATCGCCTTGGGTGCCCAAGCGCAAAGAGACTGGCGCATCATTTCAGGGCAATCCAAAAGAGACAGATGACTGATAAACGTACCATGAGCACGAAAGTCGGAACCTTTACTGGCAACACGCGACGCCTCCACAGCACGTTCAACAGTGCCCACCGTTGTGATGGGCAAAGGAACTTCAACCTCTGTGATAAGCGGAGCGTTGCCTGCCTGGGTCCACAAATAAAAGCCTCCCCAACAAAGCAAAAGAGTGCGATAAAACCCAAAATGGGCAAGCAAGATTGAAACACCAATGAGAAAGAACGCAATCTCATAAGTGTGATTATCAACCTTCTTCGCAGCTCTCCTGCCTGTGAGGTCACAACGATCACAACAATTGTGAGCGGCAACTGAATAAACCCAGAACTCGGCATCAGAGTTGTCAAAATGATGACGAAGTTGACACAACTCTTCGCCATTGCATTTGACACAAGGGGTGGGGGCCGCATTGTTCTTGGAGAACATGCGGGGCTTATTGTAGCACTCTCCACAAAGGAGAGCCTCCGGAAGCCAAATCCGGAGCACTTTTCTCAAAACGAAGAATGGGACTCCCTCGAACTTGAG